CCATTGAAAAGTGTCCGGAGTCCCGGAAGCATCGATCTCGATTTCAAAATATGACGAGTCGGACGCCGAGTCGAAAGAGCCGATCGACATATCATTAAGCCCGGAGCCGACAAAACCATTCGGCCGGGACCGATAAACGATCCCGAGTTTTCCATGAGTCGCGGCCATGGTTCCCCCCTTTAAATTTGATTAAGTGATCGTCAAGCTCAAAGCGCCGGAGCCCTTGAAGGTAAACGTCGCCGTTACCGCGCCGCCGATATTCGGAGAGACGGAAAATCCGGTCAAGAAAACATTCCCCGAGAAATAATCGCCGGTGTCTTCGAGATTCCATTCGATATCCGTCAACTTGACTCCGGGAGTCGCGGCGATAATGTTATTGACGAGCGCGACTTGTTGTGTATTCGACGGATCGAAGGTAACTTCGAGCGTCCCGTCCCATTCGTTAAGACCGGCGACGTAGTCTCTCCAATTGTCCCCTTGAGCCGTAATCTCCGCGAGATCGAGTGAAGTGTTTATCGTCCATCCCGTCGTCAAAGCGGTCAAGACGGAATCCTTCTCAAATCTCGCGGTCTTCCCATGAATCGGATAAGCCATGTTTCAAGTCCCCCTTCAAAGTTTTATGGAGATCCCCTCGTATAAATATATTTGACCGAGATCCCCATTTGAAAGATCCCGATTAAATCGTCCCTTCCGGCTTCGAGTACTCTTTGATTCAAGATGTCCGTCCATCCGGTGTATGTCCAAGTATTCCGGAGATATTTCTCGACGTCGGAGACGAAATTCGTCAAGGCCGTCAAGACCGACGGATCTCCGATGTCAATATATCCCCATATGTCGATCATAAGGTCTTTAAAGTCATGCGTTTGCGCGAAATACCCGATCGGTTCCTCAAGCGTGTTAAAGCAAAGCGCCGGTCGGTTTTGACATTCGGAATGATGCTTGAATCCTCGATGGACTTCGGCGACGCTTTGGTTATAGCCGTTCGCGACCGTTATCGTCGCGAGTCCCGTCTTCAAAGCCGCGAGCCTTGTCTCTCGTCCGCTTGCCATTTTATATGTTTCCTTTAACCGCGGCCTTGACCTTGCGCTTCAAGATCGGAAGCCGCTTGTTTATTGCCGGTTTTAAATATGGCCGATTCCCGATCCAAACTTCTTTTAAAAGAATGAAAAGGGGGACAATGCTCTTTCCTTTTTTTTGCATAATCATGGGAGCCTTGTCCGAGCCTTTCTTTGGCCATAGAAAGAAAGTATCCTCAAAGCTCCGCGCCGGTCCTCGAAGGACTCCGGCCGCGGTCAAGGCATGTTCCGTCGGGATCGTCAACCATTTAGCATTTTTGGGGGCGATCCGCGTCATTTGTTCGCTTTCCCATACTCTCGCATAAGGGACATCGGAGCCCCCGGCCATGACGACGCCGACGATCTTCCTTCCCTTTCGCTTCATGCCGACCTCGATCGATTTGTAAAGTCGGCCGCTCCGGATCTCCAATGATTTCCCGGAGACATTCAAGAGAGCTTCGCGCTTGATCGACATCATTTCGGATTTAAGCGCTTGCTCAAGGCCGCTTTGAATCGACGCCGCCTTTTTCCCGAGATTCGAGATCGCATTGTTTTTGATAAATAGTCCGGTCCCTCTAGACATATTTTTTCCGGTAAAAGTCGAGTGTTTCCCTCGTCGAGTCGAGGACGTCCTTCGCCGATATGGTCTCGCTCCCGTCAATCAATTGCCGACCGGTAACTCCGATCTCATGCTCTTTCGGTCCCTTCCGGAGCTTCATTGCACAAATCTCGATCGCCGCTTGGACGAGGTCCGTCGGGACGGTCTCATATCCGGCATTGTAGACAAGCTCGATGTTACTCTTTCCCCCGAGCCACTTATAGCCGCGGAGCCCGAGGATCCCGGCGCTCGCGTTCCGGATATACCATCCGGACCCGAAAACGGATTCCGATTCGTCATAGGCAACTTCATTTATCCGGACCGTCGTAACGGAATTGATCGGATATTCCGGCAAGATGAGCTCATCGTCGTTATTCCCGTCGAGGATCGCTTCCGCGTCGTCGGTCAAGTATGAATAATCGTCGTCCTCGATCTTCCGGCCGCAATAGGATTTAATCCATTGATCGACGCGATTAACGAGGTTTCCGAGCTCGGTGTCCCATGTCGTCGCGGTTATGCCGCAAAAGGCTTTGACTTGCGCGGCGCTACAAAGAGCCATAATGAGCCCCCCCTATTTTTTGACGACCGGCCGCCGGACCATTCTATCGACCGGCGGACGATCGGAAGCTTTCAAAGGCTTTTTATTCTTCATCTTTTTCGGCTTTCTTTTTTTCACTTGCCTTTTTCCTCTCGATTGCTTTTGTAAGGTCGTCCGGCATGTCCTTTTTGTTCGTATAGTCCGCGAATCCGAGGTTGACAAAAGCTTTCGCGTCCGCTTCCGCGACCTCGAATTTTTCGCCTTTCTTGACCTTGCCGACGCCGGAGAAATTCCGCGTCATGGTTGCCTTAACTTCGATCTTGTCGTCTTTCTTGTCGTCTTTCTTTTCCGGATCACTCATGAGATCCCCCTTTCATTGAATAAGGTTTTTAACATGGTCGCCGGAGCCCATTCCCCGGCGACCGATCAAAATGCGCTAAAAGCGCGGTTAATTATTTATATTCGACCGTTATTCCGAAGACCGAAGAGCCGGATTCCGAATTCTCATGAGTCATGACCATTCCGGGACTCCCCGTCGTAAAGGCATAAATGCCGGTATTCGAATCGAGCGTAGTCGTCGCCTCGGAAGATTCGATTCTCGCGATTCTTTCCATCGGATAGACTCGGGAGTTGACCGGGAATGTTACCCCGGAGAGATCTCCGTTTCCGGCATAGGGAGCGCCGAGCGGTCCGGTCGAGAAATTCGACTCCCCGGAAGTCAAGGCAATGCTCCCGGCGTTTGTCGCGCTCGCGACTTCCCCCCAACCGCAAACTCCGGCTCCGTCGTCCACTACAACATAAACGCCGCCACCGGCCGGGACAATCGCTTGACCGGATGCAACATGAATATATGTCGTAGTTCCGCCGCAAAACCCGGAGCTATTGCTCGCGGAATCCGCGACGATCAAGGCATAAGTCGACGTACCGGAAACGGCTCCGGCTCTTTGGTAAAAATCAACATATCCCCCGGCATGAGCCCGGACTTGAAGATATGTAACGACCGCTTGAGCGTTCGGGTCCATCGGGAAGGCCGCGGCTCCGTATGTAGAATTCCATGGAGAGACCGAGGACGTCCAGTATTTATCCCCTTGCTGACCGGCCGCATTGACGACCGTCGCGTCTCGATCGGCAAGGAAAAGACCGAGCCCGAAAGCGATCGCGAGGATTAGCAAGGTTATTTTGAAGCTTTTAGAAAACCTATTCATGTTTGTTTCCCCCTTTGCTAAGAGTTTTAAAGTTTTATTTTACCCTAAAGTTAAAGGTTGATTAAGTCGGGACGCCGGAGCAAATCGCGAAATTACTCTCGTCGGTATAGGACATTCCCTTCCGGAATTCCGCGAGAAAGGCGACCATGTTCCGAGTGAATCCGGCTCCCCATGGATTCGCTTTGATTATGATTTGAGAGCGGTTTCCGACAAACATATGATTCGCAAAGTCCCCGGCATAAAGACGAGTCTTGTCCGAGGTCGCGCCGTCGGTAGTCGTTATATTCCCGTCTTCATAGTAGGGATGCCCCCAAATGGAAGCGATTCCTTGAGCGTTTTCTTGCGGCGGACGATAAATATATTGACCGTCGTCGCTCTTGACCTTGAGAAGATTCTTTGTCGCGGCCGCGTGACCTATAACCTTGACGTCGCGGACTTTTACGCCGTTGATCTTGACATCATAAATGAGATCGATAACGTCGTCGAAGTCGAAGACGGCTCCGGCCGTATTGAGATTAGTCGAAACGAAATTGTCCATGCCGGTGATCGGGTCCGTAGTGCTCCCGGCTCCCGTCAAGATCGCTTGATCCATCCCGTCCCCGAGAGTCTCGGCAAAGAGACCGTAAAGGATTTGATCGATCGCCGGATCCGAGTCGTCGAGCAATTGCGTACTCACATAAACGAGGACCGCGCCGACATGAGCCGTGATCGACATTTGTCCGAAAGTCGCGGCGCTCTCTTGCTTTTGGCCGGTCGCTTGAGTGGAGACGGAGCTCGTCGTCGCTTCCGGAATCCAATACATTGTCAATCCGCCGGTCAAGGTCGGGAAGGTGATCGAGTTTGTCTTCATGGGGACGGAACGGCAAAGTCTCTCGACGACGGAATAATTATCGACAAGAGAGAGAAGCTCCCGGCTTTCCTCGGTCGGGACGAGATATCCGCCGGACGCGCTCGCTCCCTCATAGAGCGCCTTCGTCCTTTGATCTCCGCTTGCGACCATGGCCGCGATTATTTTCGGATCGACTCCGTCCATAGCCTTGACAAAATGAGTGTCGACCATGTCGTCTTTGATATGGACGAGCGGCTCTTTGGTATAGAGAGCGCGAGTCATGTCGCCGAGATATTGCGAAAAGGTGATCTTCCGCTTCGGAGCGACGTCTTCCTCGTATGTTTGCCCCGTCATGGCCGCGTGTTTCGGGACTTCCTTCAAACGAGCTTCGATCTTCTCGTCGATGGACGCGAGAATTTTCTCGTTTAAAGCGTTCCCGGTCGCTTCCTCTAACAAGGCGATAATTTCAGTTTTGTTCATGAATTAGTCCCCCTTTTTTTTCGTTTGAATTTTAGATTTGACGGATCGACGCGGCCGAGTTGATAATCGATTTTTTCATCGATAATTGAGCCGATCTTTTCCGCCATTTTTTCCATTGCTTCATTAATCGCGCCGGTCAATTCGCTTTCCGAAATGCCGGGATCGGATTCGCCTTTGATTTCATTTAGCGCCGCGGTCAAGTCGTCTTCGTCGACATCGTCCGGGTCCGGCTCGACGCTTGTTACCGGCTCCGGGGAAAAGGATTTACTTTTGATGAGCTCCGAGAGCTCATTGATGGAATCCTTCAAGCCCTTGATCGATTCTTCGAAAAGGCGGAAGGTTTCAAAAGGCTTATCGGCGGACGGGGAAACCTCGGCCGCGGTCCCCCCGTCCTCTTTGGGTTTTCTATGTGACGTACCGGGGAGAGCCTTTTTCTCGTCGATATATTCGACGTCGGTAATCTCCCCCTCATAGGGATGAGCTTCGCAAAAATAATGAGGATCCCCGTCGATCGCGAATTTAAAATATCCGTCGTCTCCCGGAGCTCGCAAAAAGTCTTGAGCGACTCCCGTCGCCGGAGCGCCGCACGTTTCGCAAACATTATTAGGGATCTCGAAAGGCTCGTCGTCGGTTTCAAGATCATGGGGAGTCCCGGCTTCGATCGGGATCACTTCGCCTTTGCCCTCGACATCCTCGTCGCCTTCCGGATCGAGATCTCTTTCGAGCTCATGGTTTCCGAGGAATTCGATCGCGTCCGCGACATCCTTGAAGGTCGTCCCGGCGATCCCGGAGTCAATATAAAATTGAGAATCGGTCCCCGGCTTTTGTTGCCATTTCGTTAAGATCTCGACATCCTCGTCGGTCAAGATCCCTTCGGACTTCGCTCGCTCGATCGTCGCGCCCGGATTCGCCGGGATCGTTACCGCGGAGATCTCCCAAAGAGTTTGCTTGATAAAATCCGTCCCGATCCGGCTCCGGCCATTCGCTCGGCGCTCGACATGCTCGAAGCGGTCCGCGTTAAAGCCTACCGAGAAGGAATTTAGAAAGCCGTCGCGATACATGCGATATATCTTGTCCTCGAAGGAAAACTCTCCGACGGTCTCCGGTTGCGGAAACTTGATCTTGACCATGAGCTTTTTTCCATCGACCCAAACCTTGACGGCGCGAGCGACCGGGGGAAGCGAATAGTTATGTCCCCATGGAATAACCGGATTCTTTTTGAATTCCTTTAGGTTCCATCCGTCGGCGCGGATCATGTCCCCGTCCCGGTCGACGTCCTCGGTCGAAGCGACGGCCGTAAATGTCCGGCTCGCGTCATCGACCTCTTTAATCGAGACTCCGATGTCCTTGTAAAGACGCGGAGCCGGTCCTTCGGATTCCGCCGCCGCCTTCAAGAGCTCGGTTAGTTTGGATTCATTTTTTTCCATGATTTCCCCCTTTTATTTTGGTTTGTCCTTCCGTTCATACCATGTCCCCTTGTAGCCGATTATGTTAGACGCGGCGTCGCTTTGAAAATAATAAATCGTCGTTACGCCGCTCTTGAGCTTGAGCTCGATTTCATGGGAGCCGCTTCCGCCGATGTCCGAAGCGTTTCCGATCCCGACCGTTCCCCATGCGTTTGAATCGAGATAATCCGACGCGCCGGAATTCGCGCCTTGAGTAAAGATGTTCGGATTATATGTAAATATCGGATAAGACGTATTTCCCGAATTGCGATCGTTATTGACGGGATAAACTCGCGTCCCGGTCCCCGGCTGGACCGCGATCCCGGCTTGATTTTCTTCCGTTACCCAATAACGGGAGGACGTCGTCGTCGAAACCCTAAAAGTCATATGCGGCGTTTGGATGTCTTCGCTCAAGGGGACATATACCGTAAAGGCGAAAGTCACTCCGGAGCCGATTTCCCGGAATCCGCCTATCATATAGTGATTGCCTTCATGAAGCTCCGCATGGGGAAAAAGGATCGCCTTGACCGCGTAACTCGTCTTATCGATCGCTAAAGGCCGCAAAGACGATCCGGTATATCCGACCGTCGGCCGGTCCTTGTCGCTCATGACGGCGCGAGCATTCACAATATGAAATTTTGTCGTTCCGGCATCTACTCCCAATTGAAGAAACTCAAGGCCGGGATTCGGATAATAAAAGAGCGGATATGTCGAGTTTCCGGAAAGCGTTATGTTTTTCTTGATATAGACCTTTTGCGCCTTGTCCCATGCCGCTTGAGAATTGATGTTGCTTTGCTTATACCATGGGGACACCCCGGCTTCGTCGTTCGTCCCGTCATATGACGGAAGGACGGTCAAGGTCGTAAATTGGATCGAATGAGCTCCCTCATATTTCATGGTCTCCGGGATATACGTTACGCCGGATTGACCATTGACGACAAAGTCCGACGATCCGGAGTCGAGCGAAAGGTCGAAGGCAACACTCTTTGCATCGGCCGCGGCCGGGAGCATTAAGAGAAAAGGAGCGATTAATATTAAGATCTTTTTCATGGTGTCCCCCCTTAAACGATAAACGGAAGATCTTCTTTAACGAACAAAAGATCCGAGTTTTCTTGATCCGGATGTTTTTCGGTATGGTCAAAGTCCCCGGCTTGGATTTCAAACGGAATCCCTTCCGGGAAAGCATGACATGCCGCTTTATCGGCCAAATGAAAAAATCTTTTACATTGTGAGCATTGCGCGGATTGCATATCAAAGCCCCTTGTCGTCAAGCTCTTTCATGAGCGGTTTAATTGTTTCGTCGATGAGATCGGCTCGTCCGATTTTCCAAAGGCCGCGGTTTTCCGCAAACCATTCCATCGGCGGACGATTCGCGCCTTGACCTTCGCCGTATAGAGACGCCGATGTCCCCCGGTTCTTAAACATTTTAATCAAGCGAGCTTCGAGCGGCGGATGTTCGTAAGATCCGACGTCGGTAACGTCGATCATTTGATGGATATGGTGAGCAAATTCATTTTCAAGGACCATTTCCCATTTTTGTTCGTTGCTCGCGAAATAGGCTTCCGCGTTAAACGGCTTCAATGAGTCCGAGTCTCCCGGCTTCCATGAGCTCGCGGCTCGGCCGATTCTCTCAAGACCGGCGGCGTCGTCCTTCAAAAGCTTTTTGAGACGGCGGATCTCTTTCTTTGCTTCGTCGATCGTCTCTTTATAGAGAGCGCGCTTTTCGAGAGTATCGTATTTATCGACGACGCTTTGATGGTAGTCAAGGCTTGCCTTCCATCCTTCCCGAGCTTCTTTTAAAGCGATCTCCGGACTCTTGAGCTTTGCCATGTCCTCGGCATAACGGCCGGATACAGCGAGGACGCCGTCCCCCATGGAAGCGATCGCGCTCGACTTCGACCGGTTCGCGACGCTCCGGAGCGGAGCAATCCCGGCCTTGTCGCATCTTTGCGCGAATTCGATCGCTTTCTTATTCGTCACGTTTGCGAGATCAATCGGCATAATCTTTGACATCTTGCTTTTCCCGAAGTAACGGTCCCTTAACGCTTGATCCCTTCGAGTCTTCTCCTTCGGGAGCCCTAGTCCCTTATGATTAAATCGGACATGCTCTTTTCCGTCCGGATTCTTAACCCATAAATCCGACTTGCGGCCATATGCCGCGATCTCCGTCCCGAGTCGGTTTGCTTGCGATATGTTCTCGGATTCCCGGTATATCGGGAGCGGACTCTCTCCCGGCTCCGGCGGCTTCGGTTCCGGCGGCTTCGGCGGCGGCGGCTTCTCGGCTCCGATAACTACCGGAAGGATTCCGCATCGTCAATTGATGTCCTCTTTTGCGATCCCCGTATTTCCGGGAGACTTTGTCCGGCCGTCCCCGACCTCGAAGTCTTCGTCAAGGGAGATCGGTCCGATCGAGCCGCCTTCCCGGTAGCGAGCCCCGGCGATTTGATGAGACTCCCGAGCTCCAAGACCGTTTATCCATTCCTTGCCTTCGACGACGCCGCTTTGCTTGTATCCTTCGAGGTTCCCGGTATTTGTCGCCGCGTTTATCTCGGTCCGAGCAATCCTTAAGGATCGGACTTGCTTCGCGAAGTCAAACTCGGTCCGGATTCTTTCGGCGATTTGATTCATTGTCTCCCCGGCGTCAAATCCGGCCGTCAAGGTCGCTTCGATCCGGTCGAAGGTCTCCGGATTAACGACGCCGACAATCTTCCGGACATGAGCTCCGATCGCGGCTTCGCTTATCTCCGAATGGACATCGAAGTCGAGGTCGACGTCGAGAAGCTCGATCGCGTCTTGACCGGCCGTCTCCATGGCAAGCGTAATATACGGCGTCAATCCCTCGGTCAAGGTCTCGTCCCATTGCTTGACATTGATATTGATCGAGTCGAAGGCCTTTTGTTCCTTGATCCATGCCTTCATTTTCCTTGTCGACATGCCCGAGGTCGCCCCATGGATACGCCGAAACTGCTCATCGAAGTTTGTCAAGACTTCGCGCTCTTGATCCCTAAAGTATTTTTTCATGTAGGATTCAACCGGTTTCGAGCGAGAAAGTACGCGCCGAGCATGTAATTGATGGAAACGAGCTCTCTTTCGGTCGTCGTC